CCGACGGCTTCAGGACGTCCCTGACGTTCAAGATGCTTACTGTCTGCAAACGGCTCATCACCGCGCTTGAGCAAACACTTGAGCAGAGCGAACTCGTCTCCCACTAAGCTTTCGGGAGTACGGTTTCTCCTCACATAACCCCTAACCAGGGGGCGGTGAAGATTATTGCACATGCGCTGGGTTTCATACCCCAGCACACTGTGTCGCCCTAGCACAGGAGAACTTGGGAGGACGGTCGGAAAGTGGCCCTTTAACAGAGCCACGATCCTCCTATCCAACCAAGCAGCGGATCGCCACAGGCCAGCGAAATACAACTGGTTCCTCAGCGATATGATGCTTTCAATCTCCGGAACATCAGTCAGTCGCAGCGGAAATTCGCGCCGGACACGAACAATAGAAACATCGTGCCCGTCAAAGAACTCCGCACCGCAAGATTCGCGGAACTTACCGTTCCAAAACGACTTGCGTGAGTTAACTTTCAGCCCAAAGGCTTCGAGTGTCTCAACGACTGAACGCGTGTATTCTACAGGGACAATCATATCATCCCCGTAGACGCGCACCTTACCGCGTAAACGATTCACATCGTGAGCGGTCAGAGGGCGGCCTTGCACTTTCTGGATCCCGACAAAGATCAAGGTGAGGAACACCATCGCCTCGATCGGGAAACATAGTGCAGAACCCATAGACGCGAACTTGGTCAGAGGGATCACTCCATGACCAGGAACTTCGGCACGCGTCGACCTCGTAGCTTGCACCGCCCGTGAGAACCACGGGAAGCGAGCCAACAAGGTTTCTACAAGCCGATTCGAGACACGATCGGAGGCTTCGCTAAGATCTAGCGTCGCCAGGGAACCATCACGGGACCCTTGCAGTGCCAGTTGCTGGTTAGGCTCCTGGTCACTAAAACCGATCATTCCAGAAGTGATTGGCGGTTTCCCGCCGCTCGAATGGAGTTGATTAGATTCCAACTTCTGGACAAGGATACGCGCAATCCCCTGCTGCACATATTGCATTGCAGCAGGTTCAATTGCGATAATCCGAGGTGTCTTGAGCGTTTTAGGCACATGAACAACCCTGACGGGTCGCTCAGCACCGGGCGGCACGAGTTCAACACGCTCCAAGGACGAATGGTACCTGGCATTCGGAATGAGATAATCAGCAGCGCTGAACATCTCCTCCAGCCGGGCAGGCCATTCCCGAATAACGTATTTCTCGTTTCCGAGGATACGTTCGGCAGTGGTCCCTGGACCATGCCCTGGTACGACGCCATCTGAATAGATGACGTTCTCGACGTCTGAAAAGACGTCGGACCAGAGTAACCCAGCTACATCAGAGAACTCCTGAAAGGAGAGCCAAGACGGAACTAGATTTCTGAGCTCAATGTCTGTCTCGACGAAAGCCGCGAAAGCGGCCCCGACGCGAGCGTCGGTACACTCAGCTTCCACCTTGCCGAACATCAGTGTTAACTGACGGATGGCTCGGATGGACTCCAAGCTTGGATCGTCGAGTAGACGCCCACTTGCAGGATCGAACACAAGCTCCAGGAAACCCTTAAGAAAACAAGGGAGACCTGCGGTTCGCCGGAAACCGGCAAACGCGTTGGGAGCAATGCCACCATCGGCTAGGGACCGGTCAAAGTCCTTTGCGTAAGATGGCAGGGTGATCGTTAAGAACGAAAACCCCTCGTGTTCGACCCGATCCGTGATAGTTTTCCAGTCACGGATGGTGCAAACGCAGCATAAAGTGCCGAGTTCAATCAGCACTTCAGAGCAGAGCTGCATCAGGCTTTTCAAGGCGGCCGGGTTCATATCCGGTTCTCCTATCCCTAGCCTGACTTCACCAACTAATCGACTGCTGACTAGGCAGTCCGAGACCGCTGCCCCTCCAGGGTTACCCCTGGAGGGGACAACAGAAACTGTAGTCGACCAGACCTATATCTAGGTCTAGCTCTCCCCACCCAAAAGCTGGGTGACTCGGGCACCAGACGTCGCAGACAGGTACGCCACAAGGGCGTCCACGATCTGCTTCGCCTCCGCGACGGTATAACCCGTCGAGGGGGTATCCACCACGAGCTGAACGCTCATGGAGTAACGGATACTCTGGGCCGAAATGAGAGGGTCGGCTGCGATCTTCGCGTGATCCAACCTGATGAGGCGACGAGTTCGTCGCCCGTACTGGTGAGAAATCGCCAGCTTCACGTTGCCGTCGTCTTTGGAAAAGGCGCCGGAATCGATGCCCTGGCCCACTCGCGGAAGCGAGTTTGCCACGGCGTTGATTGTCACGGATTGGGGGTCGGTAAAAGCCAAGGCACAACTCCTGATTGTTTGTCAGACGACCAACTGGTTGCTGGCCGACATGGTGGAACAACGCCTAAGTCAAGCGCTTAAGCGTCGGACGAGGTGCACGAGAAAGTCCAAGTGCACCAATGATGGCCTGTTGACGCCCACTAAGGGTGTCAAACTTGAGGCCAAAGCCGAAGGGCGATGCTGCGATCCTACTCTGGGTTTCTGACCCAAAGATGGAGACCACATTTGCGGGACCAAAGCCATTCTTGGCTCGAACCCCGTACATCGTGTGCACATTCTCAACAGTTTTTCGCTGCATGAGATATGCATACGGCATCGTCAGGCCGTCAGATGCGAAGGCAGAAACATTGTGGGCAATATCGCCCACATTACCGACCCAATCTGCAGCCCAGCTCCACGGAGCCAGTTCCCACAGCACATCCGGTGTTAATCGGATCCCCAGAAGCTTGTTAGCTTCAGCGAGGTGCCTATCCATCCTGTCAGCAGCAGAGCTGCCGACGTTCAGGTAATAGGTGAATGCGCCACTAAACCAGGTATCAACCTGGGTTGTTTGAATAGTGGTTCGTGGGAATGACGTGGACTGATTAAACCAGATTCCAACATCGACAGCGGGAAAAACCTGCTGAACATCGTTAGTCTCTGATCGCGTCAGTTCAGATGGAAAGTAGTATCGACGCCGGACCTTACGGCCCGAGTCGCGCGAGTATTGCGTCAACACCTTGTGAGATGTCTTCACAGCCCGCGCGAATTTTTGCAAGTCATTGACGAGAGGCTTCCAGCCAAATTCGACGTTAAGGTACTCCCCGCCCGCAGATCGCGCGCGGAGGGCCCTGTCACGCCAAAGGCTTACGCCCATCGCACGAGGTAATCCCTCATGCAACTCACCAATGAATGTTGCTGCGTCGAAACTGGGATTCGTTGGCAACGATCTCGCGATCGCTGTCGCGCCTAACCCGTTTAGATAAGCCCGTGAGGGCGAACCTAGTGGGGTGAAGACGCTAGCCAACGAAGGGACCGCGAAAAGCGGTCCCTCGTGCCGGTAGATTGTACCGGAACGTGGGCCCCACACGCTGACAAACGGCGTGTTGGTTTGGAAGTAGTTCTTAAAATGAAAGAACTCTCCGCCCATATCCCCATCGCCCAGGTCTTTTCTCCTGAAGCGATGCCACTGTGAGTACATGTATTCTGTACTCTCCAGTATAGTCCCATTGTAATTCAGCCACTGGCCACTTAAGGCCATCTGGCGTGAGGGTCCGGTAAACCGAACCCTCCGGGGCTTGTACTGGTCCATCATCAGCTCCTTCGACTTGTGTGCGGCGACGCGGCCCGACTTAAACGGGCCGTAACGCAAACAGCAGAGGGTAAGGGGGAAGTTCCCCTACTGTTCCGCCGGTTGATTAGACCGACGAGACAGAGACCCGATTCGGGGTCAAGCCTCTGCCTTATTAGCGCACCGCCACACTGAAGTGCTAGCCTCCTTGGGAGGTAGCTAACACGGCACTTGACACTATGCTCACCTGCCCGAGTTGAATGGGTAGGTAGCGTCTAGCACCGCA